CGGCAGCCGAGGCAATCCAATAGGCGGCACTGCACATCTCGGAGTCGGTGTATGCCATCGTGGGCTTGCCGACCGAACGGACCTTGTTGGCGAGTTCTTCGACACCCGTCACCGTGCCACCGGGGGAGGACACTTGCAGGGCGATTTTATGGACATCAGGGTTGGCGGCGAACGCGTCGACCGCGTCAGAGAGTTCGTTCACGTCCACGGCGCCCATCATCTTCTCGATAGGGCTCAGGTTCTTGCCGATCACGCCGACGCACGGGATGACGCCGACACCGTCCGCGGTGACGTAGGGCTTAGGGGCGACGCCGAAGAGCTGCGCAAGCATATCGGTGAAGCCGAACTTCTCAGCCAGGACAGCGTGGTCCTTGGCCTTGGCCGGGTCGATTAGGAGGGGCTCGCGGCCCGAGAGGCCATTAGTGAGGAAGCGCATGAGGTTAAGGTTGGGTAGGGTCGACAGGGGGCGGAGGCAGGTCAAGGTTCTCAGCCGTGGTGTCAGGGATTTGAGAATTGTTTTGGCCCTGCTGTAGCCAGTTGAAGTCGGGCTTGTACAGCATCCAGACAGGAATCTTGGCGGTCTTGGCTTTCTCGATAATGAAAGCCATGTCGTTGGCGCGCTTGTCCATCTCAGTGCGGAAGTCTAGGCCGCGCTGTGCGTAGAGCTCAGACATAGACAGCAGTCCCATCTCAACGTCGTTGCGATCGTTGGCGGCATCTCGGCCAGCGTCGACGGTGACACTCTTCGGCGTGGTCCACGAGACGCGTGCCCAGTCTGGGTCATCGGGCAGGTCGCCGTTAGCGATACCTTCGCCGATGATGTAGCCCCAGGTCGGAACGCAGAATTGTTCAATCATTACGTTCTGATACTTACCAAAGACGCGAGCAGCCTTGGCGGTTACGAGGCGAACGGTGGCGCCGCCTAGCTTCGAGGAGTCGCCGACAAACTCATACGGCAGGATGCCTTGAGCAATTGAGCGCTCCAATGCGGCTAGGAATCCGACAAAAGTTGAGTTAGGGCGGTTGCTCTGGAAGGAGTTGAGGGACTCGCCCTGGTCGAGCACCAGAAGTTTGCCGCCCATCGTGTTTGCGATGGAGGTATAAGAAGGGGTGTTCAGTGCGCCGAGCTCGTTGGCCGTGTCCTGATCGAGGACTCCGCCCTGCTTCTGGATTGTGCGTACCACGTCACCGTTGTCTTTGACTGCCTGAAGCTCAAGGGCGAGGATTTCCATCTCGTCTTGAATATGGTTGATACTGGATTGCATCAAGGGAACGCCGCGGCACCCGCTGGCGTACTCATGGTCGACGACGTGCATCATGGACTGAGCGAGAATCTGGCGGTTGGAGCCGTCAGACTTATAGACGTTGACCGCAGTGTATTCACCGTAGGCGCCATACACGATGCCGTCATGGATGCCTGGGATGACCACGTTCTCGTCGAGCGGGTCACCGACGCGGTGGGCTTCCATCAGCTGGAGTTTCGCATCGCCCGTGGCGTTACGGACCTTGGCGGCAAAGGAGTCACCGTCGCGGATCATACCACGGAGCAGGATGGCCTGACAGTTGTAAAACGAAAAGCGGTTAGTGATGTCGATGCGCTTGGCCTTCTCAGCGAAGTAGGCTTCGTAAGTCTCCTGCATCTCTGGGGTCGACGCGTGGCTCTGGGCCTTGATGCCGTCGCCCACGGAGTAGAGCACCATGTCGTTTAAAATCTGTTTGAACAGGCCGCTGTTCCGCTCCGCCCATCGGCACTTGCGGATCATGGCCATGCGGTTCCACGGCGTCAGGTCTTGGCGTAGGTCGCCCGGTGCACGGCCAAAGATGGCACGGCGAGCGTTCGAGAACATCGTGCTCTGCCAGCCGGAGTAACTGCCACCGAAGCCGCTGCCTCCACCGTTATCCATCACAGCGGCCTGTGGCTTGAGCGTAGGCGCATCAGCCGCGGCCTTGAGCACGGGCTTGCGGAGGCTTACAGTGGGGACTTTGGTCTTGCGGGGGGCCATAGATTAATCGCGGCGCGTAGCCCACGACGTCGAGATGGTCGTGATAGAGCGTCCGTAGGTCTGCGGGTCGAGGCGGCTTAGAGCGAACATGGCCTCGCTGAGCATCTCCTTCGGGGGCATGGCGAACTGCTTGGACGCGGAGGAGCCGGAGTCCGAGTAGGACATCAGGGTCTTGCCCTCCATGATCATAGCGAGAGCCTTGGCCTTGATGTCGAGGAGTTCGCACTCCGTCAGTCCGAGAAAGATTCCAGAGCTCATATGGGATAAACTTGCCCAGAATGGAAGCCAGAGGGGGGGTGCGCCGACCAGCCCACGCCACAAGCTTCTTCCTTCTTGCAACACCGAACGGCGCACCCTTGCAGATAGCGTGCTCATGTTCCGCTCTGAGGCAAGTCGGTTTCCGTGGTTTCCCGCCCAGCGATACCCCAGCGGACGGCGGCTAGGAGGGCGAGGATTTCACAGTCAAGGGCGTGATTGTCCTTCTTGCCCTGGGGAAGTATCCAGTGGGCCTTGCCCGTGCGGCGGTCTTTGACGCGGACCTCGGAGTTCAGCTGCGAGACGTACTCGGGGTCGGCGTCTAGGGCGTAGGTCCAGACCTTGCGGGCCCGGAGGCCGTGCAGGAGGTCTTTGCCGGCGAGGTTGGAGTGAGAGACTAGGATGGCCCGTTGAGAGATGCCAGGGACGACGATGGCCTGCTTCTCGGAGTAGTAGCGACGGCTGGTCTTCCCATCCCGATCGGTTACCGCGAAGTCTTCTGAGCCCGACCCCTTGGCCGTCTTCCAGTTACGCTTGGCGCACTCGCGATATACCTCGGTTGTCGAGTCACCCGAGTCCACGAAGACCATGGCCGGGTGAACCGCGTACTGCTTGGCAAACGCCTCGATGTTTCCCCATGACTCGATGCGGGCGAAGGCCAGCAGCCGACTATGCCCGGTCTTGGCCCAGCGCCGAACGACCACCCAGAAGTGACCGCGCTGAACGTCGACGCCCATCGTGCGGAAGGCAATGCTGCCCTGCGGTGCGTCCGTCTGCTCGATGACCCGGCCCTTCGGCGAGATCATGGCCTCGGCGTCCCACGCGTCACCCATCTTGTAGTTGGCCGACTCGGCGGTGCTGACCATCTCGCCACCTTCTTCTGACCAGGGCATAGCCAGCCGCTTCTGTTTGAACTGCATCCGCGCGTTGTCGTCGCCGTATTGGTCGACCGACTCCTTGGCCTTGAGCATCAGCACCCCGAGCTCGCCCCAGCTCATGGTCGCAAGGGCGTTCCAGTGCAGGCCGATGTGCCCCGCGTTAACCGATGCGGCGGTGGCGATGAAGGTTCCGCGGGCGTTGGCTTCGATGCGGGTGGCGTTTGTATCAGGGAGCAAGGTGCGGCAGGAGGCGCACTCGTAAGTCGTGCCGGCGTTGACCTTGTGCAAGTCCCACGAGCCGCTGACCTTGGCGTCCTCGGGGAACCTGATCTGCTCCCATACCCAGGGCTGAAGGTGGTCGCACTTTGGGCAGCGGAAGTTCCAGTCACGTTGGTCGGTCGTTTCGTGCAGCTGATGAAACTCCTGACCCGCCTTGCCGCCCTGCGACATAAAGATGCGCTTGCCCATCCAGCCGAAGGCAGTGACGCGCGCGCTCAGTTCTGCCAAGTGACCGGGCGGGGACATCCAGCACTCGTCGGCGATAGTATACCGAAGCGACAGGCGCTGAAGGTTGGCCTCGTTCCAGATGCCGCGACAGTAGAGAGTCATGCGGTCGAAGTCCGTCGTCGTCGAGCGGTCCATGTCGTCGAGCGAGATGCGGTCCTTCACCGGCGGACAGTTGGCCCACACTGGTCGGAGGTAACGCAGTGCGAAGTCTTTGGCCTCGGGGTCCGTAGCCTGGAGCACCATCGTCGGGCCTGGAGCGTTGGCGATGATGTGGCAGGTGAACAGACGAGCGAAGAGAGATTTGCCTGACTGGATGCTGGCGAGGATGGTCAGGAGTTTCGTCTCAGGGTCAGCGGCGATGCGCAGCGCCTCGGCAATCCACGGCGTGCGCTCCGATCGGAACGGCCCGGGCATCGGGGAGTCAGGGATGGCGTGCACATTGTCCTCTAGCCAGTCGACGATGTCGCCCGAGTCCGAAGGCTTGAGCACGTCCCGCCCGATGCGGAGCAGGTCACTCTTGTTCATCGATGGCGGAGAGTTCGGCCTTCACGCGGCGCACCCAGGCCTCGAGCACCTTGACGGCCTTGGCAGGGTTCTCGGGGTTGCACCCTTCGGCCACGTCGAGCGCAAGTTTGTCGAGACGGTTGACCACGCCCGAGGCGAGTTCCCGCATGGCTTCGGCTGCTTCCTTTGACGAGATGTAGTCTTTAGCCAGGATGAGTCGGCGTTCCTGTTCCTCTTCGAGGGCGACCAGCGTCTTCAGGGATTGGTTATAACTCGTCTGGTATTTCGGTCCGTTCGGATCGCCCTGCTCCATGGCCGCCTGCCAGACGCCTCGGGCCCGACCGACCAGGGCACGGTGCTGTTGGATGGTGTCGGCCAGCGTCCCATCGTCGAGCTGCGCCGGTGCGGGTTGCGGTGCCCGTGCACGTTGCACGCCAGCCCGGGCTTCCCGCCACGCCTTGGCCGCGTCGATGGAGTCAGTCGGCATACCGTCTTTGCGAAGCGCTGAAATACGCTGCGCAGTGACGCCTAAAGCGAGGCCGAGTTCGGCGTTGGTCAAAGCCATGGGTTTTGGAGAGAAACCCCATGAAAACGCAAAGTGACCCCACAGAAAACCTCCGTGGTGTCGGGCCA